CGCAATCTCACATTTTGAGTAATATCTGTTACGATCTTATAGTCAGTGCCATTCGATAAATCGAAATCGTAAACTATTTTTGGAAAGTTTGAAAAATACATTATAGACCTTCTGAAATAAGTTCTTTTGTAAGAATAGTGAGTTCTTTAAATGTCATAGATACATTTATCTGAGTTGGCCTACCGTCTTTAAAAGTAGAAAAAGTTCCATTTGGCGTATAGTTGACGTTGAGTTCTGTTAACACACAAGACGTATGTCTATGAAGATTCAAATTTTCCTGACCTTGATGGTAATATTCAATATCAAATTCAGAAGGATATAGAAATAAGAAATTATTAGCATCTTTATATTCTGGGTGCATATGATACTTCAAAGCTTTAATAATCTTATTAACATTATCCGACTCAGCTATGCTTCTTGGTGAAAATTGGTATTCCATTGTGAATGTACGAAAATCCATGCCTTTAAAAACTTGTTCTTTCATTGGATTAGGTGCTAAACCTGTCATAGCAGACATTGCTCCAGCATTTGGTCCTCTAGTCAAAGCAATATTAGCAACTATTGAAGATATGCCTTTTGCTCCCTCAATCACTGCATCTCCTGCACCTTTTACATTTTGATTGCCTAAAGCTTTACCTGCTGCTTCCAAAGCTCGGCCGGCTGCTTCTCCTCCCTGCAATAAAGCTTGCATTCCAAATGTTTCTTCTTCACTCCAGCCAGCACCATATCGTATCGACAATTGATTTGGCACGTGTAGAGCAATAACGGATTTAAGTCGTTTTTGGGGTCTGGAGAAAGTTGAATTCTGAGTATTTGCCGCAACTGAAGCAGCGCCAGCAGCACCGGCTAATGCACCAAGAGCAGCCCCTTTGAACCCGCTGCCGGCAGATCTCGCTCCAGTTACAAGTGCAGTCACCCCACCAGACTCTGCAGCTTGAGTGGCAACTACAGCTTCTTGTGAATAATTTCTCCCAGCTAATTGTTTTTTAACTCTCTCAGAAGCATCTACATCTACAAAAGATACCCCGATTTCTGGATTCTCTTTCATCTTAGAATCATTATTGACATTAATGTACATGATGAGATAATTGCCACCGTACATGGGCTGAGTTTGTGCTCCGTCTGCACTAGATTGTGCACCTAATAAATCTGACGGGTACTGATAATTACCGACCTGGTATTTCGCTTCAGTACCTAACTTAAATTGTTTTCCGGTGTATCTGCTCTCAGGCACTGCGGATAGAGGTCGAGATGCCATAAGGATTCCTATAAATAGTTGATAGAATGCTATAATTATTTATCCATGTTTCATAAAAGAATATTCAAACCAATAAATCCTGGAAAATATATTGGCGATCCTACCAATATAATCATGAGATCGAGTTGGGAAACAAAATTTGCTATCTGGTGTGATACTAATCCTGCAGTTGTGAAATGGAGTTCAGAAGAAACCATAGTTCCATATGTATCACCAATAGACAATAAGGCACACAGGTATTTCGTAGATTTTAAGATTCAGGTGAGGAAAACAGACGGTTTATTAAAAACATATTTGGTAGAAATTAAACCAGAATTTCAAACTAAACCTCCTATTCCTCCATCCAGAAAAACCAGAAAATTCATACAAGAAGTCATGACTTGGGGAGTAAATGAAGCAAAGTGGAAAGCTGCAAAAAATTATGCTCTAGATCGTGGTTGGGAATTTATAATCTTAACTGAAAATCATTTAGGAATAAAATGACCAACATGCTAAATGTGTTTGAGAAACACAAATACGATCCATCAATCGTAACCAAGTCTCGCACTTGGTTTCGTCAGCAGGCTACTTTACTTGCGAAAGAAGGAATAAGACCTAAAAACCTATTTAATTTTTCTGGAAATGTAGTTCCAACTATCAGACCAGGAAATATGTATATGTTTTTCTATGATCCAAAAACAAAAGACAAACTTCCATACTATGATAGATTCCCTCTCGTGTTTCCGTTTGGAAAAACTGAGAATGGGTTCATGGGATTAAATATGCACTACCTATCCTATAGATTCAGGATAGTTCTTCTTGATAACTTATTGAACTTCAAGAATACAAAAGGAATTGATGAAAATACACGTTTAAAGTTATCTTGGAACTTGTTAAAGAGCATTTCTAAACACAGACTCGTTGAGCATTGCGTGAAGAGTTACTTAGTAGATCACGTACAAACACAGATAAAAATGATATCGCCGAACGATTGGACTTCAGCACTCATGATGCCAGTTGAAAACTTTGCAAAAGCGACATCGACACAAGTGTGGAAAAACACTGGAGGATTTTAATGGTAGCAAAAACTCTCGATGCTTTCATTAGTACTATAAAAACTGAAGGAGCTGCTAGACTAAATCGCTTTAAGGTGCTAGTGTTTAATCCAGTCTCTAAACAAAGCCAATATGATGAATTGGTGTGTTTATACTGCGAACAAGCTGCACTGCCGAGTATTACGTATGCATCACAGCCAACTAGAACATTTGGCGACCAGCGCGAAGTAGTCTACGAAAGAACATTTGAAACACTTAATCTTACTTTCTTAATCGATAGACAATTTAAAGTTAAAGAATACTTCGACGTGTGGGGTGATCTGATTATAAATCCTAGAACAAGACTATGTGGATTTTATGATGACTATGCTAGAAATATACAGATTATCGCTCAGGATTTAAAAGACAACGATATATACACAACATGGGTGTACGAAGCGTATCCCAAAAGCATAGCTGCTATTAATTTAGATAATAATTCTAAAGAAGTAGCTAAATTACAGGTGACTTTCAATTACAAATATCACGTAAACTCTACACATCCTTCTCCTTCTGAAAATGCATTCGGTGAACCTACAAAAGTTTTTGCAAGAGGCCAAGGGAAATTAGATTTACAGTATGAGCTGCTTTCAAATGTGCTGGATGTGCCGGATACGTACCTTAATAATTTTGATGAATTCCAAAGAGCAATAAACGATAGTCTCGCAATAAGTAATATAGAAAGACAGGGCCAGATTGTTGGAACGGGAATTGCTTCGTTATATAATAAACTAACATGAACATTGATGACAAATTAAGTGAGATATTTGATATAGCTCCAATTGAAAAGCAAGAGGTTGCACAGCCTCAGCTTAAAGAAATACCAGTTAATAAAGATTTAGAAAGTGATTTCGAAGTATCACGCACTAATCTACATAACATATTGCTTCAAGGACAGGACGCGCTATATCACGCACTTGAAGTAGCAAAACAAAGCGAACATCCTCGAGCATTCGAAGTTGTGGGTGGCCTAGTCAAACACTTGTCTGATGTAAACGCACAACTAATAGACTTGCACAAAACTAAACAGACTATAGAAGCTCCGGCTAAAAAAGAAGCTTCAGTGACAAATAACAATGCGATATTTGTCGGGAGCACCAGTGATCTAAGTAAAATGCTTAATGACTTGAGAAGGGGAAAATAATATGCCTTTACCAATGGCCAGTACACCGCGATACAAATTGACTATACCATCAACAGGAAAGAGTGTTACATATCGTCCATTCTTAGTTAAAGAAGAAAAAGCTTTATTGATAGCACAGCAGAGTGAAGATCCTGACACGATGATCAGTACGCTGAAATCGGTTATTGAATCTTGTGTGCAGGACGAAATCAAAGTAAATGATTTAGCAATATTCGACATAGAGTATATCTTCACACAACTCCGTGCTAAGTCAGTCGGTGAAAATGTCAGTCTCATATTAAAGTGTGATGACTGCGATAGCGAAAAAGCAACAGTGTCTTACGATATAGATTTGACTAAAGTAAAAGTAACCATACCCAAAGAACACAATAAGACTATTCCGCTGTTTAATGACGTTGGTGTAATTATGAAATACCCTTCGCTCGAGTTACTTAAAAAACTTGAAAGCGTGGATGGCAAAGACGCAGATGCAATATTCAGCATAATTGCTTCTTGTATTGACTCAGTTTATGATTCTGATCAGATGTATTCTACTAAAGATCATAGATCTGAAGAGATACGTCAGTTTATAGATAATCTAACACAACAACAGTTCTTAAAGCTTCAGCAATTTTTCGAAACAATGCCAAAGCTTGAAGAAAAGGTAAGTTATAAGTGTCCAATGTGTACTAAGGAGCATACAAAATTTATTAGAGGGCTCGACTCTTTTTTCTAATTTGTTTATATCATGATAGCTTGCAGAATTTTTATAAAATGAATTTTGCGCTTATGCAATACCATAAGTATAGCCTGAGGGAGATTGAGGAAATGATACCCTTCGAAAGAGAAATTTATATTGCTCTATTAATACAATATTTGGACGAGGAAAAACAAAGACTGGAATCTCAGAAACATGGCTAAGAAAACTAATATCACGAATGTCATAAATGTGAACTCTATAGGGCAAGAAAGTTTTGCCGCTCTTCTTGACGTTCAGAAGAAATCAGTCGAACACTTAGACACAATATCAGCAGCGCTTAAACAGTCGCTCATAACTCAGAGATCATCGGCTATAGAAGAACTAATTATAGCCAACAATCAGCAAGCTCAAACACAGATATTTAAAGATATTAGTAAAACGCTTGAGGATATAGCGAAGTCACTTAAGCTGATGGCTCAATCATCAGCAACTTTAACAAGTGGAAATACGAGCTCTTCTAAGACACCATCGGCTGTAGCCACCGTTGGGAAAGAAGAAAAACAAGAAGCACAGCGTTCTCAAGAAGCACAGAAGAGCGTCTTAGTTAAGATTGAAAAGAATACAGAAGGATTGGGTGGTTTAGCGAAAGCATCTAAGCCAGCCGCTGCAGGTGGAGATGGTGGATTGGGATTAGGCTTAACTGCACTAGCGGCTGGGCTGGGTGTAGTCGTAGGTGCAATGAAAGCACAATTAGATACAATAAAGTATTTTTCAAAGTTACTAATGCCAACCTTGGGAGCACTGTTTGATACAGTAAAGTATTTTTCAAAGCTAGTAGCACCAATCTTGGGAGCAGTATTTGACGCAATAAAATATTTTGCAAAGTTATTAACTCCAGAATTTGTTATAACAAAAGCACAAAAAGCAATAGCATCTTTTGCTGCCGGTATTAGTATGTCTTATGACTTATTGAAACTATCAATAAGTGAAAAGATTTCTTCTATGGTAAAAGCATTCGACAGCGTAGTCGATACTGTGAAAGTTGCTATATCAGAAAAGCTTTCTTCTATAACAAAAATATTTGATAACATAGTAGATACTATGAAAGTTGCTATATCAGAAAAGCTTTCTTCTATAACAAAAGTATTTGACAACATAGTAGACACTATTAAAGTTACCATATCAGAAAAGTTCCCATCTATAGCAAAAATATTTGACAACATAGTAGACTCGGTGAAGGGATTCTTTACTCTCGCATCTGAAGAATCTACGATAGCAAAGTTCATTAAAAATATAATGTCTGGCTTAAATGTGATTATAGAGCCATTCGCAGATGCATTTAAAATCGTAAGAGAATTTTTTAGTGGACCAACTTCTGCTGTGTTTGAAACTATAAAAGGAATATTCTCGACTATAGGTAGTACATTCGATGATTTTGGAAAATTATTCTCTACTGTCGCAAAAGTAACTTCTAAATTATTAGTACCTTTAAATATTATTATGACTCTCTGGGATACCGTCAAAGGTGCTATTGAAGGTTACGAGGAAGAAGGAATAATTGGAGGAATTAGAGGAGCAATAACAGGATTCTTCAACTCACTGATATTTGGTCCAATAAACATGATCAAAGACGCTATAGCGTGGGTGTTGGGATTCTTTGGATTTGAAAATGCTGAAGCAAAACTTAAGTCTTTTAACCTAGAAGAAATGTTCAAAGATTTTATGAAGATGGTGTTTAGTCCTATTGAAACATTCAAAAGTATTGTTCAAAAAGTAAAGGACTTCTTCAGTTCTCTCAAAGGATTTGAAATACCTGGATTCGGATTTACTGCGCCAAAATGGATACCAGGATTAGGAGGGAAAGAATTTAAGTTTGGCCCTTGGTATCCTTTCGGTAAAAATATGACACAAATGGTTGATGGTGTAGTAGGAGATATCACTAAATCTCAACAGGATAAACAGGATGCAGAGTCTGCTAAAGTTGTACAAGCTACTAAGTTCCTAATGTCTGGCAACAAAGGATCTAATAATCAAATTATTAGTCCCGAAGAAATTAATGCTTATAGACCAAATAATTCTGACTTAGTAACATCTGGAACTAATCAAGTTAATGCTCTTCGCGAAAATAAAGCTGGTGGTGTTACTACTGTTGTTGCTCCTGCAATTAATAATGTTAATAACAGTCAAACACAAGTTGCAAGAATAGAAGCACCTATAAGAAATAATGATTCAACATATGATCGCTACATGTATGATCGCGTTGGTTGGTAACTATCCTTTCCAAACGACGACGCCATC